AGTTGGTGGAACGACATCTGGTTCTGGAGCAAACGTATACAAACCAACTCCGTAATAAAATAATATGAACTATAAATCATCAAAATCACGATACACTACACTAGAGGGTATTAGAGACCCATTTTTAGATCGGGCAAGAGATAGTGCTGAGTTTACTATTCCATCTATAATGCCTCGTGATTATCACAATGAGCATACGACCTTATACACTCCGTATCAAGGTATTGGTGCTAGAGGTGTCAACAACCTTTCTGCTAAACTTCTTTTAGCTTTACTTCCCCCAAATCAACCATTCTTTAGATTAACATTAGACGAATTTACTTTGTCTGAATTAGCGGGTCGAGATGATATGAAAGGCGAGTTTGAAAAAGCTATGAGCTCCATTGAAAGAGTTGTTATGAATGAGATGGAAGTTAATAATTTTAGAAATGCTTTATTTGAAGCAATTAAACATCTTATGATTTGTGGAAATGTTTTACTTTATATTACTCCAGACCTTAAGATGAAAGTATATCATCTAGATAGATATGTAGTTAAAAGAGATGGAATAGGAAATGTTTTAGAAATTATAACTAAAGATATGGTAGCTCCTAATGCTTTAACAGAAGAACAAAAGTTATTGATTGAGGGAGATAAAGATAAAGAAAGTTATGATAATAATTGTGAAATTTATACTTGTGTTAAAAGATCAGAAAATGGAAAAAAATGGTTAGTCCATCAAGAAATTAAAGATCAAATTATTCCGTCATCTGTTGGTTCTTATCCAATAGATAAAAATGCTTTTATACCTCTAAGATATACTTCAATAGATAATGCTGATTACGGCAGAGGATTTATTGAAGAATATATCGGTGATCTTCGTAGCTTAGAAGCATTATACAGATCTGTTGTAGAAGGTTCTGCGGCGGCTAGTAAAGTTTTATTTTTAGTAAAACCAAATGGTTCAACAAGATTAAAAACATTATCTGAAAGTCCTAACGGTGCTATTAGAGAGGGTAATGCAGAAGATGTTACTACACTTCAAGTTAATAAATTTTCTGATTTTAATATAGCTTTTCAAACAATGAAACTTATTGAAGAAAGATTACAATTTGCTTTTATGCTTAATACATCTGTACAAAGAAACAATGACAGAGTTACAGCAACAGAAATTAATTTCGTTTCTAAAGAATTAGACGACAGCTTAGGCGGTTTATATTCTTTATTATCACAAGAGCTTCAACTTCCATTAATAAACAGATTAATGTTTCAAATGGAAAAGAAGAAAGCATTACCACCATTACCTAAAGATAGTGTACGTCCTAAAATTGTTACAGGATTAGAAGCTCTAGGTAGATCGAGTGATTTGCAAAGATTGAATATGTTTGTTCAACAGTTACAACCATTTGCACAACAACTAATGACATACTTAAATTTAGATGAATATGTTAAAAGAGTTGGAACATCTCTAGGCGTTGAGATGGAGGGACTTATTAAGTCACCTGAGCAAATACAAGCTGAACAACAAGCTATGCAACAACAAGCTATGATGGAACAAAATACTCCTGCCGTTGTTAAAGAGGGTGCGGGTATGGTTCGAGATAGCTTTAAGGACAGGGAAAAAAACTAATAAGGAGAAACAATGGTTGAAAAAGTAGATATACCTGTCGAAGAAAAACAAGAAACACAGGAATACTTAGACGAAATGTCTAAGAAAGTTGATGTAGCTAATGAAGTAAAAACTGAAGAAGCTCCATCTACTGAAGAAGCAAAACCTATACTTGGTAAATTTAAAACTCAAGATGATTTAATTAAATCTTACCAAGAATTAGAAAAGAAATTATCTGAAAGACAAGAAGATAAAACTTTTGAAAATGAAAAAACAGAAGATAAACCGCTTGAGGCAGGTAAATTTGATTTTGCGAGTGCAGAAAAAGAATTTACTGAAAAAGGAGAATTAAGTGAAGATACTCTTAATAATCTTGAAAAGATGGGACTTCCTAAAAGTTATGTAGATAATTACATAGCAGGTTTGGAAGCTCAGTCACAAGCATTTGAGCAAACCGCTTATAATGCAACAGGTGGTGAAGAAAATTATAAAAGTATGACTGATTGGGTAACACAAAATTTACCTCAAGAAGAAATACAGCAGTTTAACGATAGTATAAACCAAAGTAATGATAGTGCTATGTTTGCTATTAAAGGTATGTACGCTAGATATTCTGCTGAAACAAGAGAACCAAACCTTTCAACAGGAGATAATTCACAATCAAGTGGCTCTGCTTATGAAAGTGTTGGTCAAATGAAAGCTGATATGTCAGACCCTAGATACGCTACTGATAGTGCATTTAGAAAAATGGTAGCTGACAAAGTAGCAAGATCAAAAGTAATATAGAATTCTTAGGATAAATTGCTGTCCTAGAATAGCAAGTAAAAGTAAGACTTAACCCGTCTGAGGACGGACAATTCTGAAACTGAAATTACTATCGCTCAATTAGCAACAACCCTAAACAAAGGAGATATATATAATGGCAAATTATACTGTATCAAACATAGGGCAAAACGCTGGTTCAGGTAGTACAACAGCATCTTTCTTGAAAGTATTTTCAGGAGAGGTCATTACTGCTTTTGAAACAGCAAACTCAACACTAGACAAACATTTAGTTCGTACAATTTCTAGTGGAAAGAGCGCCCAGTTTCCTATCGTTGGTAAAGCAACTGCTTCTTACCATACAGCAGGAAATGAAATCACAGGTGGTTCAATAACTCACAATGAGAGAACAATCTCTATTGAGAACTTATTAATCGCTCCTGTGTTTATCGCTAAGATAGACGAAGCTATGTCTCATTATGATGTAAGATCCATCTACTCGAAAGAGCTAGGTCGGGCACTTGCAAATCAGATGGACAAGCACGTTTATCAAAACTTAATCTTAAACAGTAGAGCATCTGCACTTTCGCCACAAGCGGCGGGAACAGCATTGACTGACGCTGACTTTGAAACCAATGCGGCATCTGCGGCGGCAACTATATTTAGTGCGGCTAAAACTATGGACGAAGCTGATGTTCCTGCAGACGATAGATATGTAGCTGTTAGCCCTGCGGCTTACTACAATCTAATTCAAGGAACTACTGTTATTAACAGAGATTGGGGTGGAAGCGGTTCTTACTCTGACGGTAAGGTATTAAAAGTTGCAGGAATGAATATTATTCCTACAAACAACATACCTACTACAAACATAACTTCTGGAGTTGCTCAAGGTTCTAGCACTAATTTTGCAGGAAACTTTTCAACAACAGTTGCTTGTGCTTGGCAGAAAAACGCAGTTGGAACTGTTAAGTTAATGGATTTAAGTACAGAAATGGACTACCAAATCCAAAGACAAGGTACATTAGTTGTAGCTAAATATGCTATGGGTCATGCACCTCTAAATCCAATCTGTTCGATTGAAATTAAAACTTCGTAATTAATTTTACGTTGTTTTATCTTTGGGAGGCGGCTTCGGTCGCCTCTCATTTAACTAATAGGAATTTTTAAATTATGGCAACAGTAACAAGTAAATTAGAATCAATAAATGTAATGCTTACTTCGATTGGTGAAAGTCCAGTCAACACCATTACATCTTCTACTACTACTGATGTTTCTATTGCTGTACAAATTTTAGATAATGTTTCAAGAGAAGTACAAAGTGTAGGTTGGCATTTTAATACAGATGTAAACTATAAACTTGCTAAAAACACATCTAATCAAATTGTTTTACCATCAAATTGTTTAAGAGTAGATAACACACATCAAGATGCAGATTTAGATTTAGTAGAAAGAAACAGAAAACTTTGGGATAGAAAAAACCATACTTACACTATTGAACAAGATGTAAGAGTAAACATAACTTGGTTATTAGAATTTACAGAAATACCAGAAACAGCTAGAAGATACATTACAATAAGAGCGGCAAGAATTTTTCAAGATAGAATGTTAGCTTCTGACACTTTACATAAGTTTCATCAAGTTGATGAAATACAAGCATTAGCCGCTTTAAAAGAACATGAGGGTGATACAAGAGATCATAGTATATTTGATAACTATTCTACTTATAGAGTAATTGATCGTGGTAATTATCAACCGAATAAAACTACAATAAACAATGAATAATGAGTGCAAGATTAATTTCAAATTCAATTCCAAATCTTTTAAATGGAGTTTCACAACAACCAGATACAGTAAAACTACCTAATCAAGCGGTTTTACAAGAAAATGGTCTTTCTGATATTATTACTGGTTTAGGTAAAAGACCACCAACTGAACATATAGCTAAATTAAATTCAGATACTTTAACTAATAGTAAAGTCCACGTTATAAATAGAGACAGCTCTGAACAGTATGTTTGTCTTTTAAATAATCAAAGTATTAAAGTTTATGATTTAGCGGGAAATGCTAAAACAGTTGTTTCTCCTAATGGTGTAGGATATTTAACTTCTAGTGCACCTACAAGTGATTTTAATTTAGTAACTGTTGCAGATTATACTTTTATAATTAATAAAACTAAAACAGTTGCAAAGTCTGGAAGTACAACAAGTGCTAGACCAGATGAAGCATTATTTTATGTAAAGAATGGACAATATAAAGCTACTTATGAAATTAAAATTGATGGAGCTGTTCAAGCAAGTTTTACAACTTTAGATAACTCAAGTTCTGGTAATGCAAGTTCAATTACTACATCTAATATAGCACAAGAATTATATAATGATTTAAACTCTAACTTAAGCGGTTACAATGTTGTTTTAGATGGTTCTTTAATTTATCTTTCTAAAAACTCTGGAACATTTACAGCAGAAATTAAAGATGGTTTAGGTGGAGATGGTTTAATATTAGTAAAAGATAAAACCAATTCTTTTGCTGATTTACCATATAAAGGTTACACAGGTTTTATGGTTGAAGTAGTTGGAGAAGGTGGAACTGAATACGACAACTATTATGCTAAATGGGACGGAACTGCTTGGGTCGAAACTGTTAAAGATGCTTTAGATAATAATTTTGATGCAAGTACAATGCCTCATGTACTAATTAGAACTGCTGATGGTAACTTTCGTTTTTGTCAAGCAGATGGTACTAGCTATACTATATCAAGCACAAGTTATACTGAACCAAATTTTACAGGAAGAACAGTAGGAGATACAACTACAAGTCCTGACCCAACATTTGTTGGAAGAAAAATTAATGACATATTCTTTTACAGAAATAGATTAGGATTATTAGCTGATGAAAATATAATATTTTCTAAAGCAGGAAATTATTTTACTTTTTGGGCTACAACAGTTACTACACTTATTGATGATGATATGATTGACTTAGCGGTTAGTCATAACAAAGTATCTATTTTAAAATATGCTGTACCTTTTAATGAACAGTTAGTTTTATTTTCAGATCAAACACAATTTACTCTTGATACAGAGGAAGTTTTATCTGCTAAAACAGTTTCAGTAAACCAAACAACTGAGTATGAAATTGATGATACTTGTAGACCTATTGGATTAGGACAAAATATTTACTTTGGTATAGCAAGAGGTAGTTTTGCAGGTGTAAGAGAATATTATGTTACATCTGATACAGAAATTAAAGACGCATTAGATACAACAGTTAATTTACCAAGATATATTAATGGTGGTTTATTAGCTTTAAGAGGAAGCTCTGCTGAAAATACATTATTTGGTATAGCTTCTGGTAATAGAAATCATTTATTTGTTTATAAATATTATTTTGATGCCAACTTAAAAGCTCTACAACGATCTTGGTCTAAATATACATTTGCTAGTGCAGATGTTTTATTAGATGGAGAATGTATACAAAACTATTTGTATCTTGTTGTTAAAAGAGCAGACGGAACTTATTTAGAAAAAATGAATTTAAAAACTAATGAGGAAGATACTGGTTTAGATTTTCCTATATTAGTTGATAGAAAAACAACACTTACTGGTGTTTATAATAGTGGTACTAATAAAACTACTTGGACAACTCCATATCAAGAAACAGAACCTAGAGAAGTTGTTTTAGGTGGAGCTTGGTCTTCTACACAAAAAGGAAGAAATTTAGTTTTAAGTAGTACAACTAATACAACTTTAGTTGCTGATGGTGATTACTCAGCTAACCCTGTAATAGTCGGTAGAAAATATACATTTAAATATACGTTTCCTACTTTTTATGTCAGGGAACAAAAAGCATCTGGTAGTGCTACAACTATTAATGCAGGTAGATTACAAATTAAAAAGATGGCTCTTATCTTTGGAGATACTGGTTTCTTTGAAGTTAGTGTAACTCCTTTAGCTAGAACTACATCAGTTTATAAATTTACAGGAAATGTTTTAGGTTCAAGTACATTTTCTCTTGGAACACCAAACTTAGAAAGTGGAACTTTTAAAATTCCTGTACAATGTAAAAACGAAGACGCAGTTATATTCATTAGCTCAGATAGTTATATTCCGTGTAACTTTCTGTCTGCTGAGTGGGAGGGTGTATTTTCTGTTCTTGCTCAACGAATAATAACTTAATGAAAATAGATGAAATAGATACAACAAATAAACATTTAAAATTATTAGCAAAAGATTTAAGAGAGCCTGACAAAGACGAAATTGTAGCTAAGACAGGCACATCTGATATTGAAAAAACTTTAATACAAGGTTTTAAATTAACAGATTATTGTAGATCATTTTTTGTAGATGATGAAATAGCAGGTGTTTATGGTGTGGTGGCATCTTTAGATGATAAAAATATTGGTTCACCATTTTTACTTTGCACACCAAAAATTAAAAAGATTAAAATTAAATTTTTAAGAGAGTGTAAAAATAGAGTAGATGAAATGTCTGACAAATTTCCTATTTTGTTTAATTACATAGACAGTAGAAACAAACTTCATTTAACTTGGCTTAAATGGTGTGGGTTTAAAATTATTAACGAAAAAACATTTAATGATGTTTTATTTTATGGATTTTTAAAGGAGAAGAAAAAATAATATGTGTACAATGGAAGCGTATATCGCAGGTAAAGTTTTAGGAGCTTATACGCAGTATCAAGGAGATAAAGCACAGGCAGATTACATTAATAGTACATCTCAAACAAAAGCAAAAAATTTAGCTAACGAAGCAATTTATAAAGACAATGCTTTTATTAGAGAAAAAGAAGTTAAAGAAGATCAACTAATTACTAAAAAAGAAGATATTGAAGAAAAGAAATTAAAAGTATTAGGAAGTGCTAATGTACAATTCTTTGAAAAAGGTATTGGTGGAAATATTTATAATACACTTATTGGTGATATTGAAAGAAGTGCAGGAAAACAACTTAATAGAGTAGACCAAAACTATGAAAATTATATTTTAGCTAACTCTAATAATAGATTAGCTTGGAATAGAAAATTTACTAATCAAATATTTGCTTTACCTAGAGCTTTTAAACCATCTTTTGCTACTTATGCTATTGGTGCGGCAACAGATATAGCTATGATGAGCATGAATAATCAACCACCTGATACTGGATTAGATGGAATTGATTATGATTATTATGAATCAGGAGAGCATTATTAATGGCTAAGATAGAAACTGATATAGGAATTAATGTAGGTATTGAAAATGCTCCTGCACCGCAAGATGGAAACATTTCTACTGCTACATCACAAATTGTTGGTAAAAATTCTTTTCAAGAGTTAGCATCAATTTTTGCAACTATAAATCCTGCAATAAAAGATTTAGCTCAAAAGAAAATTGAAGAAGATGCAAACAAACAATTTGAATTAGGAAAAGCTAAAATTAATGGAATGACTTTAGCTGAGGCAGAAGCGGCTCACAAGCAAGGTTTTCCAAGTATAATGAATGGTTGGGCTAAGTATGGAGCTCATAAACAATATGCTGTCAATTCTATTGATGGAATGATTTCAAGTTTTAAGGAAGATTATTTAACAAAAAGAAATGACCCTAATTATGATTGGAGAGCTCATTATGATGAATATAGTTCTAAGTTTCTTTTAGGTAAAGAAGGTGATGAACTTTTTGCTACTGCTTTTAATGAACAAACAGCAAATTTAAGAAAATGGTTAAATGTAAAAGAATTTGAAAAACAAGAAGATAAATTAAAATATACTGTAATAGGTAATACTTCTTATCAAATACAATCACTTCCAGAACAAGTAGAACAAGCACTAGAAGTTGCTTTTTACGAAGCTAACCCACCTATGACTTTAGGTAAAAATTATCAAGAAAGAAAAGCAAAATTCTTTCAAGATAATATGTCTAAAACATATTTGGAAATGTTTAACACTATTAAAGAAAATAAAAATCCTGCTTTATCATTAGCAGAATTTGATGACATAGTAATAAACGAAGCTGAACTTCATGCAGATTTAGATGGAAGATTTTCAGCAGAATTTATAGAATTATTAACTCAAGGTAGACCAGACGGTACACCTGCAATAATTAACAATCCTAAATATCAAACAAGAGTTACAGCTTTAGTTGAAAAATTAAGAGATAGTATTCAACTTCAAGCTAATACAGTTCAATGGTGGAATGGTGAACTTGCTTCTACTGGTATGTCAAAAACAGAAAGAGTTGAAGTAGGTGCTAAGGCATTTGAAAAAGAAATGAAAAACAAAATGGCTAGTGGCATGTCAAATGCTGATGCTTTTTTAAATGCTACTATGACTTTAATTCCTGCTATGGCTAAAAATGAACCTATAAAACAAATAGTAGATTTATTTGATAAACCTTTAAGTAGTGCATACACGGAAGATGCTAAACTTGCTTTTGAAGTTTATGCGGCTTTAGACCAAAGAGGATTAGTTGGTATGTATTTTGAAGAAAACGATAAAAATAAATACAAATATTTTATTGGAGATATTTTAAGTAAAGCGGGTGTAGCACCTCAAGATATTATTAGACAGTTAGGAACAATGGATAATATGACTAAAACTATAACTGAATTAACTTCTGCTAATAAAAAAGAATTACAAAGTTTTTCAGGTAACATGGCTTATGCTCCTAATATTGATCTTGTTTATACCGTAGCTGAATACTTTAAAAATATTAATACAGACGTTAATGATAATTTTATTAATCAAACTAAAGAATTTGTAAATAAATATTATGAAAATATTAATGGTCGTTACGTTAGTAAATATAAATTAAATCAATTTGGTGTAACTAAAGATAATTATGATGCTTTTAAAGTTTCTGCTATGGAAATTTTAACAGGTAAGTTAAATGATGAAAAACAAATAATCCAGGAAACAAGTATTGTTGGTTTTGAATTTGATGAAACTAATCCTAGTCCTGATTTTGATATATCTAAAATAGCAGAGGGTTCTGTTGATTTAAATAAATTTGAATTAATTGTAAATTCAGAGGGAGATACACTTTACTTTAAAGCTGATGATAGTTTTATGACTGATGTACCTGCAACTGTTGAATACAAAGATGGTCGTACTGTTTGGTTAGAAGTGCCAATACAGTTAGTAAGAGAAAATCTTGAAGCTAAAAGAAAGAAACAAGAAGCAAAAGATTTAAAAATTAAAAAAGCTAAAGATAAAAAGCTAAGACTTAGAAAAGAAAAGAATGAGGCTTTTAGAATAGAAACGGAGACAATGTACCCATAATGACAAATATTAATTGGCAATTTATATCAGAACTAGAAGGTAAAGCTATTAATACAGCTTATGTACCAGATAATAACTCTGGTGTTACTATTGGAACTGGATTTGATCTAAAAGAAAAGAACGCTGACCTTTTAGAAGAAATGGGTATATCGCAAGAAACGACAAGTTTATTGTCTCAATTTTTTGGTATGTCTGGAGCTCAAGCAAAAGAAGCGTCAACAGGATTTACCTTAACTGATAATCAAGTTAAAGAAATAGATAAGGCTTCACACGAATGGTATGCAAAACAAGTTATAAAAACTTATAACAAACACAATCCAGTAAAACCATTTGAAGAATTATCTAGAGCAGAACAAACAGTTTTAGTATCAGTTGGTTTTCAGCATGGAACATCATTTACTAGAACAGATGGTTCGGATATGAATTTTATTAAACAAGCGGCTAGTGGAGATTGGGACGCTGTTTTAGAAAACTTAAAAAACTTTGGAGATAAATTTCCAACTAGAAGAAACAAAGAAGCTAAACTTTTAGAAGACGAAAAAAAAATTCTAGGTAAGAAGTTTAAACCAACTGATATAACTAAACAAAAGTATTTATGGTCAGAAGACCCAGATGTAAGTAAAGGTTTATTTTTAGATTCTGCTTATAATTATAGTCAACTTCAAGAACATATAGCAGAGGGTAGAACTATATCTAATGCTTTAAAAGCATCAATAGATGAAAATACTATTTTTAATAATGTTTATGAAATATTTGCAAGTCCCACATTTATTCAAGAAGAAGGTTTTAGTTGGGAAAATAATCAAGAGCAATTTCAAAACGTAATTAAAAAATATGAATTAAATCCAGAATTTGCAGATAGTTTAATTGGAGCTCTAAACAATGACCATTTAGAATATTTAGGAGCGAAAGCCGCTAAACACCAACAAAACGCTGAGTTACTTCGTTCTTATGGTTGGGGTGGTATAGCTCTACAATTTGGTACTTTTTTATTAGACCCTGTAAACTTAACTGGTTATGGAACTTTAAGTAAAGTAATGAGTGGTACTAAATTTTTAACTGGTCTTACTAGAAGAAGTGAATTTGTAAAAAAAGGTTTAGCTTATGGTGCTATGGAGGGAGCTTTATATTCTCCAATAGCCGCTAATAATCCAACTATGGGACTTAGTGATGTTCTGATTGCCTCAGCTTTAGGTGGTACTCTTGGAGGGGGAATATCCGCTTTAACTGCTAAAAATCTAAGAAATATTGCAAATGCAGAGACTAGACAAAATTTAGTAGAGAATGGTTTGAATGTAAGTAAAGAAGCAGACCAAACAGTTTTTAAGAATGTAAAGAATTCTAAGAAAAATAAAAAATTAGAAAAAGATTTAGACGACACATATTTAGCAGATAACATAGAAATATTTTATCCTAAATTAAGAAATATACCTTTTCTTGGTTTTAGTATGACTAGATCAGGAACTATGGGTTCAAGTCTTTCTAAAAAAGCCAAAACATTTGGTTTTAAATCAATGGAAGAACCTGTTGGTTATAAAGATACTAAAACAGGTAAAGCCGCAGTTCAAGATAGCACAGTTGAAATGACTAGAGATCAAACTGTAATGAGAGCTCATCATACTGTCTATGGAGAAGTAGGTGAAGCCATGAAAGCATATCTAAAAGATAAAGGTTATGGTGGTGTTAGAGGATTTTTCCAATTTGGACACAAAACAAGATTTATGCACGATACTAAGAGAGTAATTATTGCTCTTAGTAAGAAAGAAAAAAGATTAAAATTAAGTGCAGATGAAGAAGTATTATTAAAAGATAAGAATTTAATTAGAGCCGCTAACGCTTATGCAGACGGTTTTCAACTATGGGCTAAACTTTTAAGAGAGGCAGGTGTCGAGGGTGCTGAAGATTTAGCACAAAACACAGGTAGATATTATGTACCAAGAAAAATTAGTTTTGAAAGTTTTGCCGCTTTAGAGAGAAGAATAGGTGAAGAAGGTATTGAAGATTTATTAACTGGTGCAATAGCTAAACAACAACCTGCATTAGATGATTTAACTAATCCTATTGCAAAAGCTGAAACAGTTAAAATTAAAACAGGTTTAGAAAAACCAAAAACAACTAAAATTTCTGTTTCAAAAGCTAGAGCATTAGCAAAGGTGATAGTGAAAGCCGCTAAGTATAATAATAGACAAGGTGGTTTTGATATAGAACAATTATTAAGAATTAAAGACCCTACGTTATTAAGAGAATATATTGATGATGTATTTCAAGATTTATCTAAATCTCAAAGAGATGATTTATTTGATGGTTTAAGAAACCAAATTACTCTTTTAACATCTGGTAGATTTAAACAAAGAATAAGATTAGATGAAAACTTTGAAGAAGTTATTAATGGACAAAGAGTTAGACTAGATGAAATATTTGAAAATGATGTAGATTTACTTTGGCACTCATACACAAATGAAATGGCAGGTTGGTATTCACTTGCAGATAGATTAGGAATTAAAAGTAGAACTGCATGGTCTAAATACAGTAATGAAATTAAAAATGATATTGATGCTGTTTATAGAGACCCAGATGCACTTAAAGATTTTAAAAGATTAAAAAACTTAACTCAAAGAAAAGCAGGTGGACAATATATTGCTAAAGAAGAAAAAGATACAATAGATAGTTTCTTTAATAACTTAATGGGAAGATCAACAGAAGCAGGAGACCCTTCTGTTGGTATGAACAAATGGTTAAGAGATTTAAGAAGATTTAATTTTGTAAGAGTTCTAAACCAAGTTGGTATAGCACAGCTCCCTGAATACGGAGTAGCTGTATCACAACAAGGATTAAGAACTTTATTAAATGAAATTCCAGTATTTAGAAAATTAGTTGATGATGCTCAAGCGGGAAAAGTAGATGATACATTCTATAAAGATATGGCAATCATTGGTTCTTCTAATGGTGATGATTATATTTATAGACAGTTTCAAGCCTATGATGTTTTAGATAGAGGTGTATCTCAATTAGATACAACTAAAAAAAGTTTAATATCTAAACCTTTACAAAATGCTTTTGAAAAAGGAACAGGTCACGCATCTGGTCTTATAGGTATTGACAGAAATCAAAGAAGAATAGCTATGAGATTATTTGTTCATAGACTAGCAGAAGATTTAATAGATGTTTCTAAAAAAGGAACAATGCTTAAAGATATATCTAAAGGTAGATTAAATAGATATAGAGTTTTAGGTTTAAGTGATGATGATTTAATTGCTTTAGCAAAAGAATTTAATAGTCCTAAAGTAGTAACTCAAAAAACAGCTTTAGGTCGTAGAGTATTACAATTTGATTTTGTTAATTTTGCAGATCAAAATTTAGTTAAGAAGTTTGGTATAGCAGTTAATAGATATACAAAAAGAGCAGTCCAATACAATATGATTGGAGACACAAGTAGATTTTTCGCTGACAATGCTTATGGAAAAACTATGGGTCAGTTTAGACAATTTATAATGACTGCATGGAATAAACAATTTTTACATAATGTAGCTATGGGAGATTTTCAAACTTTCTCTATGTTTATGTACACAATGTTAATTGGTGGTTCAGCTTATGTAGCTCAAGCACACTTCAATACTATTGGAATGAACGCTAGTGAAAAGAAAGCATACCTTAAAAAGAAATTAGGAGATAAAGGAGATTATACTAAACTTGCTTTAGCTTCTTTTCAAAGAGCGGGTTGGTCTTCTGTAATGCCTCCATTTATGGATATGATTACAGGACAAATAGCACCTGAGTATAGATTTAATACAAGATCATCAGGTCAAGAAATGAATTTAATAACAGGAAACCCTACTTACGATTTAGGAGAAAAAGTTTTAGGTATAGGTGGGTCTGTTATCAAATCTTTATTTAATTCTGATTATACTTTTAGCAAACAGGATTTAAATAGAATAATGAGAATACTACCATATCAAAACTTATATGGAGTAAATCAAATAATTAACTTTATAAGAGACAACTCTGGATTACCAGACAAGGGGAAAATAGGATTATATTAAAATATGGCGTTTGCAATAGATACTTATACAGGAAATGGAAGTCTTACTACTTTTAGTGTTACGTTTCCATACATTGAACAAGCTCATGTAATTGTAACAGTAGACGGTGTTACAAAAACTTTAACAACAGATTATACTTTTGCTACTTCTTCAACAATTACTTTTGGAACTGCACCAACAGCAGGACAAGTAATTAAATTTACTAGATCGTCAAATAGAACAACAAGATTAACTGATTACCAAGATGGTTCTACTTTAACAGAAGCTACTCTTGACCAAGATGGAAACCAAACTTTCTTTATGGCTCAAGAGGCTATTGATATTACAGAAAATACTATTGGATTAAATGCTTCAGACGCATGGGACGCTAATAATAAAAAGATTGTAAATGTAACTGACCCTACAACTGCTCAAGGCGTAGCAACTAAAAATTATGTAGACAGCACAACAGCAACATCAGTAACTAATGCGGCTAATTCGGCAACTGCATCAGCTAATAGTGCTACTGCTTCAGCGAATAGTGCAACAGCTAGTGCCTCATCTGCAACTGCGGCTCAAACTGCACAAACGGCGGCGGAAGCGGCTTTAGATACATTTGATGACAGATTTTTAGGTGCTAAATCATCTGATCCATCAGTAGATAATGATGGTAATGCTTTAGTAGATGGAGCTCTATATTTTGATACGACAAATGACTTAATGAAAGTTTACAATTTAGGTAATACTACATGGTATCAATTAACTTTAACAGGTTCTAATCAAACTGCTGTAAATAATGTTAATACAAATATTGCGGCAATAACAAATTTAAATTCAAATATTAGTGCAGTTACAACAGTTAATTCAAATTTAAGTAATATAACTTCTGTAAATTCAAATTCTTCAAATATAAATTCAGCAGTATCTAACGCTTCAAATATAAATACTGTTGCAGGAATTTCTGGAAATGTAACAACAGTAGCGGGTATATCTAGTGATGTGACAACAGTTGCGGGTGATGCAACTGATATAGGAACTGTTGCAGGTATTAGTTCTAATATAACTTCAGTTGCAGGAATGTCTTCTGCAATTAATACAGTAAATTCTAACAGTTCAAATATAAATTCGGTAGCAGGTGCAATTACTAATGTTAATAATGTTGGCGGAGCAATAACAGCAATTAATACAGTTAATTCAAATTTAGCGGCAGTACAAAACTTTGCTGACGTTTATAGAATTTCAAGTTCAGCTCCAACTTCAAGTTTAAATGTTGGAGATTTATATTTTGACACAACTGCAAATGAATTAAAAGTTTACAAATCTAGCGGTTGGGCGGCGGCAGGTAGCACCGTAAATGGCACTTCACAGAGGTATACTTACACAATTTCAGGAACACCTACTACTGTAACAGGTGCAGATGATAACGGAAATACACTTGCGTATGATGCGGGGTATGCGGATATTTATTTAAATGGTATTCGTATGTCTGGTGCAGATATTACGATTACGTCAGGTACAAGCGTAGTATTTTCTTCGGCATTACAAAATGGGGATTTGGTAGATATAGTAGCCTACGGTACGTTTAATGTAGCTACTGTTGCAGGTTCAGCGATTACTTCTGGAACTATAAATGATGCAAGATTACCTACAACAATGGCAGGTAAAACTCTTACTACTGCTACTGTTGAAGCTAATAGTTTAACTGCAAGAGGAGATGGTTCTTCTGCTGATGGTAAAATTAACCTTAATTGTAGTCAGAACAGTCATGCTGTTAAAATTCAAAGTCCTGCACATTCAGCAGGTCAAAGTTATACTTTAGTATTACCTACATCAGTAGGAACAAATGGACAAGTTTTAGCTACAAATGGTAATCAAACAAACCAATTATCTTGGGTAGATGCACAAGAAACTAAACCAACAATTACTTCTAGTAATTTTTATATAAGTCCAAGTACATCACAAACATTTACAATTAATGGAACTAACTTTGTTCAGTTTCCAAAAGTAGAATTTATTTCAAGCACAGGAGTATTTACACCTGCTACAGCAGTTTCATATACAAGTGCTACAGCTTTATCGGTAACTGTTACTTTAAGTAATGGTGCTTATAGAGTTAAAATTACTAATCCTGATGGAAATGCAGGAATAAGTGGTACAGCTATTTGTAATGCTTCAACAGCTCCAACTTGGAATACAGCACAAGCATTAGGTTCATTTGCAGGTAATTTTTCAGGTACACTTGTAACTTTATCTGCTTCGTCAGATAGCACAATTACATATTCAGAAGTTGGGTCTAACTTAACAACTGGAAATATGACTTTAAGTGGAGCAAACATAACAACAACAGATTTCGGTGGTTCATCAACATCACCAACACAATATTCATTTACTATCCGAGCAACTGACTTAGAGGGTCAATACTTGGATAGAGCGTTTACAATTAACAGCACTTTTGGTGCAACAGGAGGAGCACAATTTAATTAATTATGGCTAGTACATCTTTATATAGAACTGAAAGTGCAGGAAACAGAAGAACTTTTACTTGGTCTGCTTGGGTTAAAAGAAGTAAATTAGGTGGAAGTCAATTTCTTGCATCTTGTTCTTATTCAGCAAGTGATGAAGCATATATTTATTTTAATGGCGACAACCAACTTTTATGGCAAGTGACAGGTGGAAGTAGTCATGGAGAATTACAAACTAATAGAAAATTTAATGATACTAACGGTTGGTATAATATAATTTTAGCATTTGATACAACGCAAAGTACATCATCAAATAGAATGAAGTTATATATAAATGGAGTACAAGAAACTTCATTTTTAACAGTAACTTATCCATCACAAGATACACAAGTTTATTGGAATGTAGGTGGAAGTTATTATCCTAGAATAGGTAAAGCACATGCAAACGCAAACAATTTTGATGGTCTTATGTCTCATGTTGTTGGTATTGATGGAACACAAGAACTTCCTACAATATTTGGCTCAACAGATAGTACAACTGGAGAATGGAAAATTAAAACTTCAATTACGCCTAGTGTTGGTTGGGGTACAAATGGTTATCATATTTTAAAAGATGGTAATTCTTTAACAGACCAATCAGGTCAAGGTAACAATTGGACAGCTATTGGTACACTTACAAAAACAGAAGATAATCCAAGTAATGTTTTTTGTACTATGAACCCATTAACATCAGGTGGTACAAATTCAGTATCTTTTAATAGAGGTAATAACCAAGTAAATTTTGACCACTATGGTCAATGGTGGTCTATATATTCAACTTTAGGTGCAATAACTGGAAAGTATTATGCTGAAGTTTTAACTGATGCAATCGGTGGAGAGACTTCTGTTGGTATAATTAGTTCAGATACAGCTTCTTTAAATCAAGGTACTGGAGATTATATAGGTAAAGAAACTGATAGTATTGGTTATTTAAATAATGGAAGAACAATGAAAGCAAATTCTAACCAACAAACAGGTTTAACTGCTTTATCTTCTACTTCTGTAGTTGGAATTGCTATGGATTTAGATAACAATTCAGTTCAATTTTATGTTAATGGTGCTTCAACAGGAAATGCAATTTCATTAACTGCTAATAAATTTTATTTATTTGGAACAAGTGGCTATTCAGGTGCAAGACATAGATGGAACTTCGGCAATGGCTACTTCGGTTCTACTCAAATTAGTAGTGCAGGAACTAACGCATCAGGTAATGGAATATTTGAATATGATGTACCAACTGGCTTTACAGCTTTATCAACAAAGGGGTTAAATTTATAATATGGCATACACAACAATTAATAAATCTACAGATAATTTTAATACAGTTTTATATACTGGTAATGGCTCAAATAACCATACAATCACAGGGGTTGGTTTTAATACCGATTTAGCATGGATTAAAAATAGAGGTGGAGATGACCACAGATTGTTTGACAAAGTAAGAGGTGTTAATAAATTTGTAAAATCTAATTCTACTGCTGCTGAAACAACAGATGCAATTTTCACAACTAATTCTGATGGATATGTTGTAACAAATGCAGGAGAAGTAAATGCTAATAATGGAAATTTTGTTGGTTGGAACTGGAAAGCAAATGGTGCAGGTTCATCAAATAGTGATGGAAATGTAACTGCTACTGTATCTGCTAATACAACAGCAGGATTTAGTATTGTGTCATGGACATCTAATGGTCAAGAACAAAGTATTGGTCATGGATTAGGAGTTACACCTAGCATGATAATTATGAAAACTAGAAATACAGGTGATGGTTGGATTGTTGGTCATAAAGATAATGGTTGGGATTATTATCAAGTGCTTCAAGGTACTAATGCAAAAATAAGTGATGACAGAATGTTTTCTCCCTCTGGTGGTTCAGACCCAACTAATAGTGTTTGGTGGACTAATTCAACAGCTTGGGTAACTGGTGGTACTACTGAATGTATAGCCTACTGCTTTGCAGAGAAAGCAGGTTATAGCAAGTTTGGTTCTTATACTGGTAATGGTAATGCTGATGGAACATTTGTTTATACAGGATTTAAACCAAGTTGGTTAATGATTAAAAGAACAAACTCAACAGAAAACTGGCACATATTTGATATTAAAAGAAATCCAACTTATCCAACAAGTTCAAGTTATGGTGGTATGGCTACAAGATTAATGGCTAATCTTACGAGTGGAGATGATTTATCACAAGGTGGTTTTGAATTTTTAAGTAATGGATTAAAAATGACTACAAGTTGGGCAGGTGGAAATGGCTCTGGAGATACATTTATATATATGTGTTTTGGTCAATCATTAGTAGGTTCAAACAACGTACCATGCACAGCGAGGTAAAATAAAATTATGACAACAAAAGCAAGAAAAATGGCAAATATTATTGGAAGAATTTCTTCTAATAAATTACAATCTGCTGACCTAGATGTTTCATTTGAAAACATAAGTGATACTGGTACTGAAGGTACTAAAGTAGCTTCAGGAACAACAGCACAGCGTGGCTCTACGCAAGGTCAAATTAGATTTAATTCTACAACTGGATTAGCAGAATATTATACTGGTACTGTTTTTAAAAGTATTGACGCACCACCTACTGTTTCTTCTGTTGATGTCACTGAAGTTGATAGTCAAGCAGGTGGAAACCAAACATTAGTTATAACTGGTACTAATTTTGGTACTGGTGCTATAACAACATTTGTCGGTGCTAATGGAACAGATTTTAATGCTTCCACAACGACTGTAAATAGTGATACGCAAATTACAGCAGTTGCACCTAAATCAAGTTTTTTAAATGCACAAGAACCTTATGGAATAAAAATTCTTAATACTTCTGGTTTAAGTGGCAGTCTTTCTGGTCAAATTAATGTTGATACCTCTCCAACTTGGAGTACAGCAAGTGGAACACTAGCTACAATTAGTGACAATGCTACTGGAACTCACGCAACAGTTTCAGCGACAGACAGTGATGGAGATACTGTTGCTTATTCTGAAACTGGTGGAACAGTTTTATCTGGTCAAAACTTAACTTTAAATTCTTCTACTGGTGCAATATCTGGCGACCCAACAAATGTCACTTCTTCAACGACATTAAGTTTTACACTAAGAGCAACGGCAAATTCAAAAACAGTAGATAGAGCATTTAATATTATTTTAAATCCAACACCAGACGGTTCTTCTTCTGCTCTTGCAACAGCTAATCCAACAGCTTTATACAATGATACTGGTATTAATACTTCTGGTGTGTACTGGATAAAATCTTCAACATTTAATAGTGGAACACCAGTACAAGGATATTTCTTGTATGATGGTAATAATGGTTATTTAATGGTTTGTAATTATCTCCATCAAGGGGGTACTAATCCTGCATTAGATAACAGAACAAACTCATCTTTACCTTTACTGGGTTCATCATCACTTGGAACAAATGAAAGTGGTACTTCGTATTGGGGTCATATTGTAGGTGGTACTTCTGGTGGTAGTGGTTCGTTTGGAACAGTTAATATGGTTAGATGGTATGGTAAAGCAAGTTCTCATAGCAGAGTTATACACTTTGAAAATAATAATTCTGGTACAGTATCTTATGCTAATACTAACTCTGGTACTAATAATGGTATTGGTAGTGGCTTTACAAGTTTATCTGGACACAGTGCTAATCTTCCTTCAGCAGCAAATACTTTTCAAAGTGGTTGGGTTGACTTTGCATACTATCAAGGTGGTCAATATCACTGGGGTCTTAAAGGTGGAGACAGATGGGAAGTTGATGATTACTATGGTGGTAGTGGTCAAAACACTCTACACAGAGTTTGGGTAAGGTACGCTTCATAATGCCTAGAAAAAATTAATATGGAAAGTGCTTATGGCAAGATGGATTGCCTTTTTCTTTACCATGTTAGGTACTTGGTTATTAACTAACACCAACATAAATTTATTTTCACTTGGTTGGTTTATAAGTGGAATTTCAACAACAATGTGGACTTACTTTGCTTTTAAAGACAAAGATGT